GGTGTGATTGATTTTGTCATAGCAATCTACATGGCCAGGTACACCATTGGCTTCTACGGCAATTTCTAATTCATACTGAACGCCAAATGGATCTTCACGGCGTATAGCATCTTCAATACCGCTGTGAATGTAAGTTCCCAAAATTGCGCCCAACTTATCGCCAACATTTGTTGGTGCTGTTTGGGCTATGTCATGCCAAAGCCTGCGCTGACACCCGCCAATTGCAGATGGCCCAATGGCTGTCTGTTGTGATCTTGCCCTAGCGTTATCATTTGCAACAAGGGTTTTGACCACCATGTTTTGTAAATCAATCACAAATTATCCTCATTCCATTGTTTGCCATACAGGTCATCTTTTAATTCCATAAAATCTTTTTCTATTTGTTCAATTCTTCTTCTAATCCTGTACAACTTGATCATCATGTACAACGGGTAAACCCAATAACCAATAATCACGCCAATAATCAATGCAATCATAAATGTGATCATGTGAGATCCATACTGGTGCGCACTGATGTTCCTACTGAGCGGGCAATGTCCACCTGCATTTTCAACCTGTTGGTATTAGCGCGTGTGGCTAAAACTTTGGCTTGAACAATTGACAAATCTTTGTGCAATTCTTCATTTTGGATCAGTGCCATGTCCTCACGCTCTCCAACGGTGTAGTTCTTTCCCGTAGGTGATGACTGAGTTGCAAAAGTCATGCGCGATTTAGCCATAGCAATTTCGTACTCTGCCTTAATGCTGTGATAAATCGTTTCAACTTCTACAAGATTTTTGTGCGCGTCATCTACCTCTTTAGAAAGCCCGCGTAATTTTTGTTCAACCATTGCGGGCGTAATAATTTCATTCATCTGCCGTTTCCTTTACCAAACTGATGTTTGAATTTTCGCGTTTGTTTTGCAACACGATTACTTTGCCTGCATCTGATGACATGTTGAAAGGATCAGGCGTAAGCATAAATCCTGCTCTGTCTAACTTTTCAGCAAGAACTTCAGGGAACATGTCCAACTCTTGAGCCACTGCGCGGATTGCAATAATGTTGAAATGCACTGCAACCTTTAATCCGTTTGATGGTTCAAATTTGTTTTCTTTGTTACTCATAGCATCATTCCTTCCTCTACTGCGCGCCAAACTATGCAGTCATTGTTGTGGTGGTTTTTTCTTGTTGTACCTGTGTCAATAATGTAACCATCTTTGACAAGCCCAATCCTGGTTGGGCGTACTGTGTTGCCTTCAATCTGTAATGTTTTCTCTATTTCATAATCGGTAACACCGCGCATACCCTGGCTCAAAATGTATTCATACACTTTACGCTTGAGTGATCCAGTTCTAGGCAAAACTTTTTCAGCCGCGGCTATTGATGTGCGCTGAGCATTGTTTGCAATGATGACGCTGTTATCCATTGATTGCTTCCTTACGCGCCAAAATGTGATCACGCAAAGTAAAACCATTGACTACAACATCAAGAAGATCTGCGTTTAATTGCCATGCCGCTTTTAATTCTTCAAGATCTGATTGGGTTTCAACCAAACTATAAACTGCAAATGCGCTTGCTTTTTCTTCTTCTGTGTACTCACGCTTGGCCGCAGGTGCTTTGGCTTGTGGTGCGGTTTTTGTGCTTTCTACGCGCTTTGATTTTTCCATGTCTTGCTGAGTTGGGCGCACTGGCTTTTTTGTTTCAGGGTCAGTACCCATGTAACCTGCCAAACTCAAACTTCTACCTGTAGCACTTGTAGAAGCATTTTCTAGTGCATTGGATTTATTGATAAATGATGAACCAACCATTTCTTCAGCCACATCTACCGCAACCAAAACATCACCATAGAAAACAGATGACTCCACAATGTATTGAAGTGGGCGGTGTTGTTCATCTCGCACAATGTCCACAATGCGATTGATTATGCGTAAGTCTTTATGATCACTGTGAGCGCGTTGTAATCTTTCCGCCACTGTTTCGTAATCATTTGGATTGTAATTACCAGCCATTTGTAACCTTCCTGTTAGGGGCTAACTAGCCCGTGTAGAGCAGATTGAACACCATGCCACCGACAAAGACAAGCACCCCGTAATTTATCGGCGTGGCGGGGTGGTGGTGGCATACTTAGGGCAGGGGGAAATCATGGCTTATACACAAATCTCAATCCGCTTAGGCGGCCTTGTCGTGGAATTAGGAAGTGAAGCAACTTACCCTGACATGGTTAGCGATTTAACCAACCGTTGTTTGACAACTTTCAAAGATGCTATGGATAAGGCAGAAGAACACGGCGTAGATGTTTCTAACATGCGCCTAATCACAACTGAGTATTCAGATGATGATGAGGATTAGTCCAACCACACTTGATACTGGGCTGTTGTTCTGCCCTTAATTGGATCTACAAAGTGCAAACGCTGTGACGGTCTGCCACTAGCGGCCATTGAGTCACGGGCATAACGGTTATCTGACTCTGTTGATCCTGTCCAATAAATGTTGTAGTGCTTTTGAATTGGCTCTTGTGCATGTCGGTGATAGTGACCTAAAAAAATGTCATGGAAATCATAGTCATGCGCGCCCGCTTTCCAACGGTTAGCACCTGCAATCCATGCCGCAGGGCTTGCAAATCCTGAGCGGCCTAGTTCATCACCGTGCATAAGCAGGGCGCGGTAGTTGCCAATCTCAACTTCTTGAATGTCCTCAGGACAATCTTCCCAGGTTAAACGCTTTTCACCTGCAAGGATCTGACGGCTCATTTCATAAACCATTCTGTCCACATTGTCAGACTTTGGCACTTCTGCGCGCTTGCCACCAATGCGCCCGTGGTTTCCCCACTCTGCAATGACCGTGACCTTTTCAAAATTAGCCAACATAGTGCGCACAAAATCTACGCAAAGCCTTGAAACCGTTGTGAATTGACCAAACAATGAAGCGTCTATCTGCCACAACTGAGCAGGATAATTAAACAAACCTTCAACCATGTCACCGCCAAACATCACTACACATTCATTAACAGGGTGATGGTGGCGTTGCAAATCCGTTAAATGCACAACCTTTTCAGAAAATTGCATCACGCGGTCACGCATGATTTCACTGTTGTAACTGGTTGTAACTTTTGCGCCTTGCCAATCTGTTGAATGGATCAAAGCCACTTCAGGATTGATTTTGCGCGTGTCTTTTTGTGGCGCAGAAACAGGCGGCACTGCACCCAATGCAATCATTGCATCATAAGCACCGCGGTGAGTTGCCTCTACTAAATCTTCACTGCGTTCTTTGCTTTGTTTGAGTTGTTTTTGTAATCGCAAAATTACCTGGCGTAGTTCTTTTACATCTTGCGACTCAATGCCTTCAGGCATGTCCTGTAATCTTTTCTCAAGGCTCATTTGTAAACACAATCTCCTTGCCGTGGTGTATGTAGCCTTCTTTGTCTATCCAACTATCTTCATGTTCCAGGTTTGCTGTGATCCGTACTGATTTTGCCGCATCAAACATCAACGCAACAATGGCAGGATCAATGTCCTCAATGTCTAAAAGAGCGCCCCACATGCGGCCTATGGCTGTGAAGTTTTTGCGAGCGCTCCCGTATTCATGTTGGCGGTCATCAAGAACTTCATCTACTCTTTTGGACACCTGCAAGTACCGTATCTATGAGTTCTGATTGTGTCCGCACTGCATTTGTGGCCATCTGCCCGTAAAGCCTGAACAATTAAATTAACAGGGTAATTTCTTTCCCATGCTTCATCTAAAGTTTTTTGATCTTCTTTTGGCAAAGTATTGTAAAGCGCCTGATAAGCACACACTCCACCGATAGGAGAACGGCCTATTGCTCGCTTGCTAAGTATTTCACTAAACGCATTTTCTAATGCCATGTGTTGCCTCCTTGAGTAAAGCGTACCGCAAAGTAAAAAGCCCCGCGTTAGCGGGGCCGTTTACTTACTTAGTTTTTTTGGGCGCGGGCTTCTTTTTTGCTTTTGCCAATTTATCAATTTCTGCGGTCACTACATCTGCCACTAGGCCAAACGCAGGGTCACTCTTGTCAATTCCGCGGATTGCAGGGCCAACAATGGCCGCCGCCGTAGCAAATGCAAGCGCTTTAATGTCAGTTACTCCTGCGGTATAAAGCGCAAGAGCGGTAACTGCAAAATGGCGCAATGCTGATTTCAACATGTCTGTTTGCTTTTTGTTCATCTTTACTCCTTTGGGCGGGCTACCGCCATGATTGTTTTGTAGGTGCGCCTCTTGAGGTAAAAGCCATCACCGTTTGACTGGCTACCTGCGTTACCGCTTGAGGTGTTGCCCTCATACACCTGAATGTATTTAAGGGTTGTATTGTGGAACTTTACAATGCCCACATGATCAGGGGCGGCATCTTCATCAAATTGGAAGAATACAAGATCCCCGCGCTTTGCCTGACCGATAGGCACAAGTTGATTGTTCTTTGTTAGGTATTTTAGCCAGGCATCACATGAGGCAAAACCTTTATTTGTATTGGCTACTGTTCCAATCATGCCAGCGTCAAAGTACATTTTTGAAGCGGCCATAGCGCACCAGGGTTGGTTATTTAACCCAAACCACTTGCCAAATTTGGTGTCATTATT